TACCTTAGCGCTATTACTACTGATTCAGATAGCGGTTCTCTTAAAAATATTCAAGACGAAATCGAAGGTGCTTTAGATCAACTACTTTACAAACTAAGACAATCATGAAAAAAATTACTGCTGCAGAGCTTAAGCGACAAGACATCTTAAAAGACGTATATAAAAAGACTTTTCCTGATGAGGTCTATAATATGCCTACCTTTAAATGGTTAAAGGAAGAATATATTCCCTTTTATGTAGGTGTTCTTAAAGAGTTAGGTTTATATGAGTGGACAGAAAAGTTCGATTGTGATGACTTTTCGTGTCTATTTAGAACTCTAGCACATATTTCGCACCGTAAAAGTAAAGGCACTAGCGAAGGTATTACCGTTGCGGAGATACACTATACAGCTGCTGGAACTAATGGTGTATATGGTGATCATGCTATTAATATGGCATATACCGATGAAGGATGGGTCTTTATTGAACCTCAAAATGGATCAGTTAAAACATTAACCGAATCAGAACAAAAATCAATTTTTTATGTACGCATGTAACCTCACTCTAGCAATCGCTATTCTTTTAGTTAGTTGTAATACACCAACACAGAATAACAACAAAGTACCTAATAACGGAAAACCAATTCCTGCTTATAAGACAGACATTATTAAAACAGAATTTCCACAAGTGGAATATGTAGAATAAATGTTGATTAATCAATAATATATATTAAATTGAGTTATGAGAATCGCGATATCTGGCTGCCAGAATTCAGGTAAGACTACACTGCTTACCAATATACGCCAAGTTTGGCCTCAATATGTCTCACCAGAAAAGACCTATCGCGATTTAATTAAAGACAAGCAACTACCACACTCTTCTTTAGCGACCAAAGAAACCCAGCTAGATATACTTGGTTTCATGATAGAGCAAATGAGTGAGTATAAAAAAGACAGTAAGGTTGTTTACGATCGATGCCCTATTGATAATCTTGTATACACCCTATGGTGTCATGATAAAGGTATCGATGGATTTGATAAGACCTTTGTAGATCAGACGATCTCATTAGTAAAAGAATCAATGAGATCATTAGACATAATCTTCCTATTAAGGTATGACCCATCTATTAAGATTGAAGATGACGGTCTGCGTGACACAAATCTAGAATACATTAAAGAGGTTGACAATATTTTTGATGTATTGTATCAACAATACTATCATAACTTAGAGTCAGATATATTCTTTCCTAAAGATGACTCTCCTTGTATTATAACTTTACCTACTAGCGGTCAACAACGTATTGATATTATATCAGAGTACCTAGATCCTTCTGGTAACCTATATGGGGATGATGAATCTATCTTTAACCCTAATAAATTAACTGAGTTAGAAGCGTTAGTTCAGCAGCAAAAGAACGCTCTTGAGATGGAACAGAAAGAGCGCGCTATGTATGAGAAATTCAAGATCTAATTAGATAACGGTATATTTACCGTCAACTAAATATGTATCAGTTCCAGTCCAGAATACCTCGCTAGCGCTATATGCAGATAGTCTTACACCAGCTGTAGATCCATTTATACTAACTCCGACACCTGGTAAGATATCAACTGAACCAGACCCTGCTCTTAGTACTTTAAAGTAAAAGTTAGTTGGCAAACTAGCTGGTATTGTATAGGTCACCTTGTTATCGACAAGTGTAGATCCTACTATAGTCGCTGTATTAGTAGATAAAAAGACCTGATTATTATTAGTTTGATCGAGAGTCTTATTTGATGTATTAGATACATATACAGGAGATAGTTTATTCTCTAAATCTATTAAGTCAGCACTAATTGTCTGAGTATCAGTTTGTAAATTATCTATAGTAGATTCAAAAGTAGTATTTTGAAGCGTAATAAAAAAGTCTTGATAGTCAATAATACTAGTACCATCTGGTGTCTCTACTATAAGAAAGTCACCATTATTAATGTCATTAATTGATGGAAGCTCTTTTATGTTGACATAAAGACTATTTGTTGAGGTACTAGCCATATATTATATTTAATTATGTAGATTGATTTACGCAATTTATAATATAAATTTATGTATGAGGATAGGAGTGGGCATCATAACTTGCAACCGACAAGAATACCTTACTAACTTACTTTCATCAATAAAAGATTGCAATAATATTGATGAAATCGTAATTATTAACGATGGTAAACATCTCGAAAATATTGACTTTGATAAACCTTATAGTTATATTTTAAATGAAAAAAACCTTGGGGTAGCGAAATCAAAAAACAAAGCCTTGCAGCATCTATTAGATGCGAATTGTGATTTTTTCTTCCTCATAGAGGATGATATGATTATACTTGATAGCTCTATATTTGACAAGTATATAGAAGCTCATAAAGCTAGTGGTATTCATCACTTTAACTACGGTCCTGGCTCACCCTTCAATCGCAAGCAGGTGATTAAAGACTTCGACCTACACAATAGACATCTTTTAGACCAACATACAGAGCCTAATCCTAAAATAGTAATCGACTACGGCAATGTAAAAGTTTCATTGTTCGAGCATACTGTTGCGATGTTCTCTTTCTTTACAAGAGAGGTTTTAGAGAAAGTAGGGTTAATTGATGAAAATTATTTTAATGCCTGGGAGCATGTAGATCATACATACTGTATTATTAAAGCTGGATATCACCCACCGTTTTGGTGGTTCGCTGATCTGTATGATAGTCACAAATACATAACAGAAGCTCCGAACGCTATTGCAAACTCATCTATTGCGAACAATAAAGAGCAATGGGAGAAAAATGTTTATTCAGGACGTGAAGTATATAAGAAAAAACACGGTCATTACCCCAATCAACCACCTCACGTAACTAAAGAAAGTGTAATACAAACCTTACGTCAAATTAAACAAAATGCAAAATAATATAGATATATCCGTCTTAATAGTAACGTTTAAAGAGCGTCAAGTATATGTACAAGATCTTATTAAAAAAATAAAGGAAGCTAATCCAGAGATTAGTATCGTATTAGCTGTTAACGGTAATAATGATGAAGTAATGGATGAGCAATATAGAAAAAATATGTTAGCTCTAGCCCATAATACGCCAAATTGTTATGCGTTAATATGTCCAGAATTTAAAAGTTTACCAAAATTATGGAACACTTTAGTTCTATTTAGCTCGACAGAATATAATTTTATTGTTTGTGACGATGTAGAATATGGTAACAAAGATATTATTAATCAAATACAGAATTATATTAGTCAGTCAAAGGAAGAATTCTTCTCTATTAATGGTGGCTTTTCGCACTTTGTTATAACAAAGCAGATGCTACATAAATTAAATTATTTTGATGAAAGACTATGTGGGTTCGGTGAAGAGGATGGAGACATAATTCATAGCTTTATATTAAAAGAAAAACGAGATTTACCTATACTATATGTTACAAACATTTATAATAAAGCTTTATATAATATAAAAAACAAACATATTGAGACTCATTGTGATAATAAGCCTATATTTAATAGAGAATTCGCCAATAAAAAATATGCCAGCGATGATTTAAATGGTATTAAGGGAATGAACCCAACACCGATTAGTAGAGTAATAGAAGATAAGCAACAGTACCCTTATGAGATGTTTGTAAAGCATAACAAACATAATATTAAAAAATTTGAGGAAATAGTATTTAACTATGAATAAAATATCAGTTTACGGCTCTACGGGGTTTATAGGTAGTAGGTTTATAGATTTATATCCTGACGAAACTATTAAAATAGACCGTAATCAATCTATATCCGAAACCAATAATATACTTTATTTAATTAGTACAGTAGACAACTATAATATACACACCGATCTACAAATTGATATTGATACAAATCTTAAGGTATTTATGAAAGTACTTGAAGCAAATAAAGGTAAAGATATTACAATTAATTTTATAAGCTCATGGTTTGTTTATGGTCAAAATTATGAAATGCCTTTCAATGAAAAAACTACTGTATGTAATCCTACAGGTTTTTACTCTATAACAAAATATTGCGCGGAGCAAATGTTAATCTGTTTTTGTAATACTTTTAATATAAAGTATAGAATCTTAAGATTAGCTAATGTGATCGGAGAAGGTGATAAAAAAATATCGAGAAAAAAGAATGCTCTTCAATTTCTTATAAAGGAAATTGTAAACAATAGAAATGTTCATCTATATTATAATGGTGAGGTAATAAGAGACTATATATACATCGATGATGCGTGCAGAGCTATTAAGATGTGTATTGATACAGCGCCTACTAATACTGTAATTAACATAGGTAGCGGTACCCCTTCTAAATTTTTAAATATAATTGAGACTGCTATAGAACTAACAAATTCTACCTCTCTTATTATTAATATAGAGCCAAGTACTTTTCATAATATAGTTCAAGTTAGACATTCTTATTTAGATATATCTAAACTCAAGTCTTATGGTTTTAAATTAGAATATAGTATGGATAATATCATTAATAAACTAATAACGTTTTATACAACCGAAAAAAATAAATATGCAAACCAGAAAGCCGAAAATAGCTATTTTAGTGCCATCGCGTGAGCGAATGAACAATAGATTGACCCTAATATCATCTATTATTACTACTGTCAATGACATAAATAATATAACTTTATATCTAGGAGTAGATGAAGACGATACTACTCTACCATTAGTGGAGAAAATAAGCCAGGCGATACCATTTGTAAAAATTATTAAGATACAAAATAATGGTCAATTCATAGGACTGGGTAAAATGTGGAATATTTTAGCTGAAGCCTCTACGGAAGATATTATTTCGATGATCGGTGATGATATGGTATTCAAAACAAGGAACTGGGATGAAGAGATTATTGGAGAATTTGAAAAGTGTCCGGATGATAAGATTCAAGCCGTTCATTGCAATGATGACTGTCACGGAAGTAAACTTGCTGTTAACTTATTTTGTCATAGACGATACCACGAAATTATGAATGGTTTTATGAGAGAAGAATTTAAGATTAACTGGGTAGATCAGTGGTTACATCAGTTGTTTAATGCTTTTAATAGGTTAAAATATAGAGGAGATATTATGATCGAACATCGACATTGGATCCTAGGTAAGACAAAGAGGGACAATACTGCGGAAAGAATGCAACAAGCGGATACTAATAAAATTAGTGATAAACTTTGGTACTCATTAAAAGATGAGAGGGTTAGTGATGTTAAAAAACTTGCGAAATATTTAAACCTTGAACCTGACTGGTCAAAGGTCGATACAGCTGATATAACTTTATGAAATTGCACCATACTTGCGATATACAACCGAATGATTATTTTCTAGATGTTTTTAAAAAATTCCTGTAATACAAGTAGAGGATTTTAAAAATAAAGGAGGAATTAAAATGTTTGAACTGCTAGAGGATAAAGAACAGTTAAAAGAACTGCAGCAGAAAAATATAGATTTTTGGAAAAGTAATTACACGCAAGAAAAGATAGCTGATTATATTATTAGTAAAGTTAAAAAATAAAAAAAATATGATTATACAAATGACCCATACTAGAGATGAATCATTTCTAATTAAAGAATTGTTACCGGTCTGGCAAAAATACGCTGATGGGTTTGTATTTATTTGTCATAATTCAACAGATGATACTGCCGAATATTTGTCTAGACCTGATATTAAAGAGAGATACAATATTCTCGAAGTACTTGAGACAAATAAAGGGGTTAATAAGTCAGAGTATGAAACAAACGGTAGGCAAAAATTATTCGATGCTGCGAGAAAATATTCAAGTAAGATTGTATGTATGGATACTGATGAATATTTAGACGGTAGTATAACTAAGGATCAGTTGGAGAGCGCGCTAGACTCACATCCTGATACAGCTATATTATGTCAGTGGATGCAATATACTAGTAGAGATAAACGGCGTGTTGATTCTTTTTGGCGTTCAGTTTTTCATGATAGAGTTGGAAACTTTAAAGAAGGAGCATTGTTCGGCAAAGCATTTAGTCACTCTGGGCACATTCCTACTGTTTCTAGATCTATAAGAGCTGATCCTAATCAGTTGTTCATATCCCACCTACAATGGCTAGATAAAAGATGGGTAGGTATTAAACAGTACTATTGGAAAGTATGGGATTATGTTAATAATAAGGAGCATGGAGTTAATATTATTAATGTTGCAGACTATGACGCCTCTGTTAATAACTTTAATTGGACATACGAGCAAATGGATATACCTCTAAAGATACGTGAAGATATATACTCAACACAAAGTGTAAAAGATAATTATAAACTAAAATATATTGTTGAACAAACTAAAAAACATAACGTTCCTAATCTTGGAGACTGGGGAATGGGTATACATGAATATTGTTTAAAATAATATTAAAACTTATTGCTTAATTTATCATTTATGCTATAATCAATGTATAATTATGAGTAAAAGGGAAGAAATATTAGCTTTAGTATCTCAGTATGTATTAGAGCAGAAACTAGCTAAGACATGGACTGCAGGTAAAGACTGGGTTCAATATGCAGGACCTCTTTTTGATGAGAATGAGTATGTTTCATCTATTGAGACTTTGCTTGATGGCTGGCTAGTGCTCGGTAAGAAAGGAATTAGCTTTGAAGACAAGTTTCCCAAACTTGTAGGTAAAACTAATGGCATCTTAACCAATAGTGGTAGCAGCTCTAATCTAATTATGATGTCTGCTCTTACCTCAAAGAGACTTTATAACTTACCTAAAGGAACTAAAGTTATTACTCCTATTGCAGGGTTCCCTACTACAATTAATCCTATCTTTCAAGTAGGTTTCGAACCGCTTTTTGTAGATATTGATCTTGACACTCTTAACCTAAACTTAGAACAAGTTGAGGAACAAGCAAAGAAAGGAGCTAAAGCTATTACCTTTGCCCACGTGCTAGGTAATCCACCTAATATGGATGAGTTAATGAGGATTGTAAGGCAGTATGATCTAATTTTACTTGAAGACTGTTGCGATGCTCTTGGTTCTACTTATGATGGTAAGCCTCTAGGAGCATTCGGAGAATTCGCTAGCTGTTCCTTTTACCCTGCACATCATATTACTATGGGTGAAGGAGGATTTATTGCCTGTAACACACCGCATCAAGAGAAAATTGTCCGTAGCTTTAGAGAGTGGGGTCGTGGATGTTATTGTGTAGGGATGAAAGCAGGTCTTCTTAAGAACGGTACTTGTGGTAATCGATTTGATAACTGGCTTCCCTCGCTACCTGACGAGGTTTTTGATCACAAGTACGTTTACGACGAGATTGGTTATAACCTAAAACCAATTGAAGTACAAGCAGCCATGGGACTTGAGCAAATTAAAAAGTTACCATATATTAACGAAAGACGTAAACACAATCATGCACGGCTATGCAAGATCTTCTCACAATATGAAGATTACTTTATTATACCTACTGCGACTGAAAAGAGTGATCCAAGCTGGTTTGCGTTTGCAGTAACAATTAAAGATAACACTAAGTTTAAGCGTAGTGAAATTATCAATCACTTCGAAAGTAATAAGATTCAGACAAGACCATATTTTGCAGGTAATATTATGTTACAGCCAGCATATACTGGCATAATGAATACAGAAGATGTAATTAAGAATTACCCTAATGCTAGAAAGGTAACAACTGATACTTTCTTTCTAGGAACAAGTCCTGTAATTACTGATGAACAACTAGACTATATTGAAGATACTTTAATTAAATTTTTTAAACCTTAAACATACTTAATAACAATTTGTATTATAATAATATATTAAGAATTGACAATTAAAGACATCTATATAAATTATAGTAATGAAAAAAGTAGTATATATTACAGGGTGCCTTGGATTTATTGGCTCATATATAACAAGAGATTGTTTATTAAAGGGTTGGTACGTTAAAGGTGTGGATAAAATCACTTATGCAGCTAATACGAACCTGTTAGATGAATTTAATCAATATGAAAATTTTTCGTTTGTAAATTGTGATATTAATGATTTAAAATTTTTGTATGAGTGTGATTATGTTATTAACACTGCAGCAGAAACACACGTAGGTAACTCGATTATTAACAGTAATGAATTTATTAAATCAAATATCGACGGTGTTTATAATATCTTACAATTAATAAAAAATTATAGACCGGAGACAAATAAAATACCAACCTTTTTACACTTTAGCACTGATGAAGTATATGGAGATATTGTTACAGGTTTTCATACAGAAGAAGACATCTTAAAACCAAGTAATCCATATTCTGCTACTAAAGCAGCTGCTGATATGTTAGTTCTAGCATGGCATAGAACATATAATATACCTTATGTTATTGTACGACCTACAAATAATTATGGTATAGGTCAGTATGTAGAAAAACTTATACCAAAATCGTGCAAATATCTGATGCTGGACAAAAAAATACCATTACACAATAATGGTACTCCTATACGTAACTGGCTACACGCCAAAGATACCGCGGCAGCAATTATCTATATTATTGAGCAAAATATAAAAAATGAGATCTATAATATTAATGGTAATTTTGAACAGAGTAATCATGAAACATTTGATAAAATAGCAAAAATATATGGTAAAACTACATCAGATTATATAGACTACTCTTTTAATCGTGACGGTCAAGATCTGCGATACGCTTTAGATGATAGTAAGATTAGGTCTGCTCTTAACTGGCAGCCAAATGCAGAGTTTGATAAAGAGCTTCCAGATATTGTTGAATATTACAAGTCTAAATATATTTGGTAATATCTCTTATAATATATTGCCTTTTGACTTAAAAATACTATAATAGTATTATCACACAAGGCATGAAACTATCCGATTTTGTAATATCCTTTCTTGTTGAGAAAGGTATTAAAAACGTGTTTACTGTATCAGGAGGAGGGTGCATACATTTAATCGACTCTCTCGGTAATAACGAACATATAGAGTATACTTGTAACCATCACGAGCAAGCGTCAGCAATGGCCGCTGAAGGTTATTCAAGAATTAACAACCATTTAGGTGTAGCCTTACTAACAACAGGACCTGGTGGTATAAATGCTTTGAATGGGGTATTTGGCTGTTGGACAGACTCAATACCTTGTTTATTTATATCAGGTCAAGTTAGCTTGAACCAAACCATTCAAGACACAAACTGTAGACAAGTGGGAGATCAAGAATGTCAAATTATAGAATCTGTAAAGCCGATGTGCAAATATGCGGTTATGATTACAGATAAAAATACAATAAAATATCATCTTGAACGAGCCTATTATGAAGCTACCACTGGAAGAAAAGGTCCAGTTTGGATCGATATACCTCTCGATATACAGGGGTCAGATATTGATATTTCTCAAATAGATACATTTACACCTCCATATATTACAGATACATTTAATGTATCTGACATAGAGACTGTGCTCTCTTTAATTAAATTAAGTACTAAACCTCTTATAGTAGTTGGTGGCGGTGTAAGGTCTTCAAACTCTATAGATGAGTTAAATAAATTTCTTCTAAAGACAGAGATACCAGTTATGACAAACTGTCATAGTGCTATTGACACAGTCAATGAAAGTTATGAATACTATGCTGGTAGACACGGCATTCTCGGTCAAAGATCTTCAAACAAGATTATACAGGAGTGTGATTTATTGTTAGTTTTAGGATCTAGACTTATACTTAAAGCAACCGGCTATAACGTAAATGCATTTGCAAAGAACGCAAAAAAAATTATTATTGACATCGATAAAAATGAAATTGACAAGCATAAATTTCATATTGATCTTAAAGTAAATGCTGATATAAAGAAATTTCTAACAGCAATTAATAAATTAATTGAACCTCCTAAAATTAATAGCTGGAAACAATATTGTAAAAATTTGCGTGGTAATGATAGCTTTGTTTTTAAGAAACATTACGATTTACAAGACAGTACAAGTATGTATGTTTTTGTAGAAAAGTTAAGTAAAGTGCTATCTACAGATATACCTATTGTAACGAGTGACGGGGCTGCACATGTTATTACCCAGCAATCCATAAGGCTGACCCAGACGCAGAGACTGTTTACCAATACTGGATGTGCTTCTATGGGTTACGGTCTACCTGCAGCAATAGGTGCGTGTTTTGCAAGTAATAAAGATACTGTTATATGCATAGAGGGTGATGGCAGCATCATGATGAACTTGCAAGAGCTTCAGACAATAAAACATTATAATCTACCTATTAAGATATTTGTTATTAATAATAATGGATATTTCTCTATTAAGCAGACTCAGAAATTATTTTTTAGTGGTAGAGAGTACGCTTCAGGTCCTAAAAATGGCGTAACGATCCCTTCTTTTGAGAAACTGGCGTATGCTTTTGATATTAATTATTTAAGCATAAAAAATAACAAAGAAATAGTTGAAAATATAGAACAAGCTCTATCTTTAAGCGGCCCTGTGTTGTGTGAAATTTTTGCCTATGAAAAAGAAGACTTTGAGCCAAAAGTAACTCCGAAAGGGGTTGATAGTAACGGAAGGATAATACCAGGCGAACTAACCGATATGGTACTAACAGAAAATTTTAGCTAACACTTATATAACCATTATGAACGATATATTCGAAGATCTTTTTGTATTAGAAATGACTAATAATCATTTAGGTAGCCTCGCGCGCGGGTTGAAGATAGTTAGTGAATTTTCTAAAGTAGTAAAATTCAATAATGTGAAAGCTGCTATTAAACTACAATTTAGAGATGTTGATAAATTTATACATAAAGACTTTAAGGGCAGAACAGATATACGTTATATTAAGAGAACCTTAGATACAAAACTATCTAATGAAGAGTATGAGATTTTAGTTAATAGTATAATTCATCACGGTATGATACCAATGTCGACACCCTTTGATGAAAGGTCTGTTGAATTCTGTGAAAAATTAAACTTACCAATTATTAAGGTAGCTAGCGCTGATAATAACGACTGGGTATTACTTAATAAAATAGCAGAACTTAAAAAGCCGGTGATAGTTTCACTTGGTGGTCTATCTGTAAAAGACACAGATGATTTAGTTAAATTTTTTGCTAATAGAAACATACCACTTGCGTTAAATCACTGTATAGCTACTTATCCGACTAAACCACAAGAACTGCAACTCAATCAAATTGACTACCTTAAAAATAGATATCCTCAAAATACTATAGGTCTATCAACCCACGAGCAAGGTAATTCAAGTGACTCTATCTTAGTATCATATGCTAAAGGAGCGAGAACATTCGAGAAACACATTGACATCACGAGCGACGGTAAGGAGATATCCAAATACTCGTCTACTCCACAAGAGATGGATGAATGGTTTAAATCTTGGCATAAAGCTAAAATTATATGCGGAAGTTCCGCTCAGCAGAGAATTTGCCCACTTGAAGAAGAGGTAAACTTTCTAGATAACTACATAAGAGGGGTATATTTTAAAAAAGACATTAAGATAGGTCAGACAATAAACGCAGAAGATATCTATTTAGCGATTCCGATTCAAAAAGGTCAGATATCTGTTCGTGAATTAATGCTAGGTGATTACGGATTTATTTTAAATAAAGATTGTAAGCAGGATAATGCTATGATGATTGATGATATTGATTGCGAATACTCAAAAAATAAACAACTTAAAGATATAATATATAAGAGAGGTATATGAACATATTCCTAACAGGTGGTTCTAGAGGTATAGGTTTAGCGATAAAAACTAAATTTGAAACCTTAGGTCATTATGTATATGCACCTTCGAGTACGGAATTAGACCTCTTAAATTTAAATTCTATATACAATATATCTAAGGATACTAAAGCTACTATAGATGTGTTAATAAACAACGCTGGAGTTAATGATATATATAACTTAGAAGATATTAATGCTAATGCTATAACATCTATGCTGCAAATAAACACTGTTGCTCCTCTCTTATTAACAAAAGATATTTCGCAATATATGATTAAGAAAAGAGGGGGTCATATTATTAATATAAGCTCCATTTTAAGTTATAGGTCAAAAAAAGGTAGAATAATATACTCGGCAACAAAAGCGGCTTTAAACTCTATAACAAAGAGTTGCGCTTTGGAACTTGCAGAGTATAATATACAGGTCAATGCTATATGTCCAGGATACGTTGCGACCGACCTTACATATAAAAATAATTCGTATAGTCAGATTGAAGATATAAAAAATAAAGTACCAATTAAAAGAATGCTCATGCCAGAAGAAATAGCTGATACAGTTTATAATCTAGTTTTAAATAAGACTCTTACCGGTCAAATTATAACCGTTGATGGAGGACTATCTACATGCTTATAAGATCTTTTTATAATGATTACACTCTAGACTTTAGTAGTGAAATTAATATTCAACACGATTTTGTAGTTGCAGATTATAACATATATAAATTATACCCTAATCTTTTTAAAGAAGAGCCAATCTTAATTGACGCGATCGAGACTAAAAAAACTGTTGAAACAGCTTTAGAAGTATGTAAACAATTACTCGTAAAAAACATTAAAAAAGGAAGTAAAGTTATAGTTTTAGGAGGAGGTATTACTCAGGATGTATGTGGATTTGCTATGAATATTTTATTCAGAGGTATTAATTGGACCTACATACCTACAACTCTTTTAGCTCAAGCTGACTCCTGTATTGGTAGTAAAACTTCTTTAAATTTAGATACTTTTAAAAATATAGTAGGCACATTTTATCCTCCATTCAGTATAATTATTAATAACGAGTTCTTGAAGACATTAGATGATAAGGATTATTTTAGCGGGATCGGTGAGGTTATAAAGTTACACCTAATTGGTGGTGAATTATATTTTAAGAGTTTTAATAGCATACTAGATCAATTAATAGATAAAGACCTAACGCATGTTCAAAGCGTGATAAAATCTTGCCTAAGTATTAAGAAACAATTTATCGAAGAAGACGAACTAGACTTAAACATTAGACAAATTCTAAACTACGGTCATACCTTTGGTCACGCAATAGAGAGTGAAACAAACTATAAGATACCTCACGGTATAGCGGTTATGTTTGGTATAATAATAGCTAATAAGATTTCATACAGTAAAGGGTTACTAAGCAAGGAGCTAGATCAGTCTATATATATTGTTTTATCAAAACTTATCTCAGCAGCAGGATTTCAACCTAACTTAATAGACTCCTTGAGTGTTAGTAATTTAATTGAGAGAACAAAGAAGGATAAGAAGAATACAAATGCAACAGATATTAATATGATATTAATAGACGATAAATTTAATTTTAAGAAAATACCAGTTAATATTAAAGAGATTAAACATATTATATGAAAATTTTATTAACCGGTGGTAACGGTTATATAGCTAAAAGTATAAAAAGACGTTTTGAGAGTCTTTATCATTTTGAAACTCTTACAAGAAACGATCTTGATTTAGTAGATACAATTAAAGTCGATAAGTGGTTTTTAGAAAAACAATTTAATATAGTTATACATACGGCTATTACCGGCGGAAGTAGATTAGTTGAAGAAGGTGATAAAGTACTTTCTGATAATCTAAAAATGTTCTTTAATTTATTAAAACATAGGGATAAGTTTCATAAGCTTATAAGTTTTGGATCAATAGCAGAGAATACTCCTAAAAACAGTCTATACGGTCTCAGCAAACATATAATCTCTCGATATATTAAAGATGAAACTAATTTTTATAACTTAAAAATATGCGGCGTCTTCGACTCAAATGAGAATGACACAAGATTTATTAAGTCAAACATTTTGAGATATATATCTAAAGTTCCGCAGGTTATTCATCAAGATAAATACATGGATTTTATATATATGGATGATCTACTAACGGTAATTAATGAGTATATTAAACAGGATAGAATGCCGAAAATTATTGACTGTGTATATTCAGACAAAGTACTTCTTTCAGAAATATCAAATATTATAGGCAGTCTAGATACTCACCGTGTGTCTATACAAGTCAATAATCTAAATAAAAGTCTCTCCTATGTAGGTAATGGCTCTGTATTGGAGGACCTGAATCTTAATTTAATAGGTCTTGAAAAAGGTATTCAAAATACCTATATTGCGTTGAAGAAGTAACGAACTATATTATAATAATAGTATGATCGTAGATATTCCCGTATATTCAGGTAGTTTAATTCACAGTCGTTTCGCTTATCAATACTTCAAGAAGGATATTAACCCTATCGGTAATATTATTGCTTTTAGAGCTCCGATGTATGTTATTGATGGTCTTATTGACCTAGAGGACTCACTTAGCAAAGACTATATCTTTAGTGATGATGCAATTAACTTTTGTTGGGAGATTCCTAATTTGTGTCCTCTTGGAGCTGTCGCTTTTCAGCGTTGGTTTAATGTTAATATTGCTTTTACTTTGTCTAAGCTTACCGGTCTTAAGATTGGTGTAGATGGTGATGATCTTATGGTAGATGAGAAGTTTATCGGTTCAGATCGAGTAGAGCGTGATCAAGGTAAAGCTAGTGTATCGATTACCTACTCTAAGAATAATGTAGCTATCGGACATACCGGTATTAATATTAAGGCAGGTAACAAGGCGCCTGGATTCGCTTTCTCTACTAATCTCAGTGATGGAGAATCCAAGATCTTTATGGAGACTGTATGCAATATCTTTAATAATGAGATTAAAGATATTTGTATCGCTGCTAGTAAAGTAATTGTATGAATATATTCGATTTATTTAAAGAGTTATTCTTTAAGATAAAATCGGTAGACTGTCGCAATAGTGAAGGCATGCAACTGTTCATGCCTTTTATGATTAATCGATGGTTATCTTTTTATAGTAAAGCGCAGACTTTATTCGTTAATGAGACTCTTAACAAGTACTCAAATGTGCTAGATGATAAAATGCAGATGTATAATATGTACTATAACTTAATTCCAAAAATGCATTTTAAGAAGATTGAATATGTAAAAAAAGTCAAAGAGACCCCTGAGAAGGAATTAGAGTATCTAGAATTGATTGCATCTAACCTAAACATCTCAACGAGAGAGATTAAACAAAATATCAAAGTATATAACAACCTTAAAACCCGAACATTATGAAACATAACATGGATCTTTTAACTCTTGTCGGTAAATAGCCGTATGCCTCTAGACATTGACTTACTACCGACTACACGTAGTCTTATTGACCTATCTTCTCATTCTTCTGGAGACTTCGGATTAGAAGATTATGAATTAACCTTTATCTTAGATGATATTATACTTGTCGAATATGTCGATATTTCTTCTGATGGTGATAGTATTACTCGTAATGGTCTCTTTGTACCAACAAACGCTCTTACAAAAGCCTGGAGGAAGGCTCGAGTTATTCTAACTGGTCCTAATGTTAAGCACGCTAAAAAAGGCGATATTGTAGTCTTTCCAAATAATCTTGGTGTAACTGTATCAAACATGGATATTGAAGGTTATGGCAAAATTAAGAAAGGCGTATTTTTAAACGAAAGTAGAATTTTTGGTATCTGTAAAGAAAAAAATGAAAGTACAAAGACAATCTCTTGATAATATTTTATTATCGAACGTATGTGAAATTAGATTCCTACGTAAAATTCCTGTAGCTGGTAAAGCACTTACGCGTAGAATGTGGTGCACAAAGAGCTACGATTTGCTTACATCAACAAACGGTAAAGTCTCGTTAAACTATAGAGCTCCAACTAACCCTAAAAAAGTTAACGAATCATCGGATAACATCTTAGTAGTATGGGATGTGTTTATGCAGGATTACCGAGCTATTAGTATGCTAGAGTGTGAGCTAATACAGCAGATTCCTGCTGATGATACATTCTGGCAATTCTTTAACGACAATCTATATATTATGACTGCAGAACAAAAAGCAGCGTTTATGAATTCATGAAATTAGATCAATATAGCGACTGTTTTAAGTATCTCCTACTAAGGGATGTTATTATTAAAATTAATAACAAAGTTATTAGGTCCGGTAAAATCAAAAACTTCGCTATAAAGCAGTTTTATATAAAGCTGTTTATCGAAAATCAAAAAGGTCATATTAGATTGCTTGAACTACCATACCCGTTTGGTATATTTCAGAATGGAGACGCAATGTCACTCGATTACAACATGGATACATTCTGTGGAAGTAATAAGGATCTTAAGTGTAAGTTAAAATTTCTTAGTAAGAAAAATGTTAGTAAGTTCTATGATACAGTGGTAGATATAACTGTGTTGTAACGAACTAGATTATAATAATTATTATGTCACAAAGCTTACTACAGAGCTTCCCAGCTCCGTATACTCCTAACTCTGCGCAGGTTAAGTTACTAAATAAAATAGAAGAGGCGTTTAATGATGGTTATAAATTTGTAGTATGCTGTGCTCCAACTGGTTCAGGTAAGTCATTTATCTCTAAGACTATTAGTAATAGCTCTAGAGAGCCATCGAAGGAATTTGTAAATCTCGTTAATAGCTACGATGCCTTCAAGCATAACTATGGAGGGAGTTATGCAAGTGCTGAAGAGTGTGAGGATCAGCCTGCATTCGGTGCATTTGCCTTAACCATTACTAAGACTCTACAAGATCAATACAAGAGTATGTTT